AGTTGCAGAAGGCCAAGGCCGAGACCGCCAACATGGAACTGGACAAGCTCGCCGGCGCCCTGGTCGAACGCGCCGAGGTGGATTTCGTTTTGGCCGACTTCGGCAACACCCTGCGCGGACTGCTCGAAGGCCTGCCCGACCGCATCACCCACGAGTGCATGCGCATCCGCGACGCCGCCGACATGCACAAATACCTCGCCGACACCTTCGCCGACACCCTGACGGAGATGGCGGAGCACATGCGACGGAAGATGGAGGAGACGCACCCATGACCGCCGCCCCGGCCAACCTCGAACACCTGCCCATCGACGGGCTTATCCCCTACGCCCGCAACTCGCGCACCCACTCGCCCGAGCAGGTGGCGCAGATCGCCGCCAGCATCCGCGAGTTCGGCTTCACCAACCCCATCCTCATCGATGCCGACGGCGGCATCATCGCCGGCCACGGCCGCGTCCTGGCCGCGCGGCAGTTGGGCCTGGCCACGCTGCCCTGCCTGCGCCTGGGGCACTTGAGCGAAGCCCAGAAGCGCGCCTACATCATCGCCGACAACAAGCTGGCGCTGAATGCGGGGTGGGACGAAACCCTGCTGGCGCTGGAACTGGCCGACCTCAAGGCCATGGACTACGACCTGGGTCTTACCGGCTTCGACCTGGGCGAAATCGACGAACTGCTCGCCGGCCTGGATGCCACGCCGGAAGGCCAGACCGACGCCGACGCGGTGCCGGAAGTGAGGGCCGATGCCATCAGCAAGCCGGGCGATGTGTGGGGGCTGGGGCGGCATCGGATTATGTGTGGCAGCAGTATCAAATCCGACGATATCGCAGCCTTGATGGCGGGCGAGTTGGCCGACATGGTTTTTACTGATCCGCCTTATGGGGTTTCTTACGTCGGAGCGTCGGCGTCGAAGTCGATATCAGGCGACACAACGCAAACGGCTATCCCGATTTCGTTTAAGCACGCCATCGATGTGGCGACGAAAAGCGACGCGCGGCTTTACTTTTGCGGCGGGTCTAGCAACGTGCAGATGTACTACGCGCTGTTTGATGCCTATTTGCGCTCAATGCCTGCACTCATCATTTGGATGAAAAACAACATCGTCCTGCGGCGCAACAACTACCACAGTCAATACGAAATTATTTTTTACGGCTGGAAGGGTAACGGTGGCAGCAACGACCACTGGTTTAGCGGGCGCAAAATGGATGAAGCGTCCGACATCTGGCAGGTAAAGCGCGACAGTGGTGGCGACTACGAACACCCAACGCAAAAGCCGGTCGAGCTGCCTTCGCGCGCGATGCGGAATAGTTGCCAAGTCGGTGGTCTAGTGTTTGAGCCGTTTAGTGGAAGCGGCTCGACGCTGATCGCCGCCGAGCAAACCGGCCGCCGCTGCTACGCCATGGAACTCTCCCCGCAATACGTCGACGTAGCCGTCCGCCGCTGGCAGCAATTCACCGGCAAGGTCGCCACCCACGCCGACACCGGCGCGCCCTTCCCCGGCTGAACATGCCCACCCCCGCCCGCCGCTCCCGCACCCCCATCCCGCACGCCCGGCGTCACTTCTACGCCCTGCTCGCGCGCTCGGTGCGGCCGCGCCCCCTAACCACCGTCTCCGCCTGGTCGGACAAATACCGCATCCTCACCTCCAAGGGCTCCGGCGAGCCGGGGCAGTGGCGAACCGAACGCACGCCCTACCTGCGCGAGATACTGGATAGCCTGTCGGTCAACTCCCCGGCCCAGCGCATCGTCCTCATGTTCGCTGCCCAGCTCGGCAAGACGGAAGTCGGCCTCAACTGGATCGGCTATGTGATGCAGCACGCCCCAGGCCCCATGTTGACCGTGCTGCCCACCCTGGAGGTGCGCAAGCGCTGGGTGCGCCAGCGCCTGGACCCGCTGCTGACCGAGACGCCGGTCATCCGCGCCCTGTTCGACGCGCGCCGTGCCCGGGACGCGGGCAATGCCGAGGACATGAAGGACTTCCCCGGCGGCATGCTGGTCATCGGCGGCGCCAACAGCCCCGCCAGCCTGGCGTCCATGCCCATCCGCTACGTCCTGTGCGACGAGGTAGACCGCTTCCCCTGGGAGGTGGGCCAGGAAGGCGACCCGCTCGGCCTCATCGACGAGCGCACCAAGACCTTCCCGCGGCGCAAGGTGCTGCTGGTCTCCACGCCCACGGTGAAGGGCGCCTCGCGCATCGAGGGCGAATATGAGAAATCCGACATGCGCCAGTACCACGTGCCCTGCCCGCACTGCGGCGAGTTCCAGGTGCTGCGCTGGCGCCATGACGATGGCCGCTACGGGCTCATCCACAATGCCGCCACCGGCGCCGTGTACTACGCCTGCATCCACTGCGGCGAGCGCATCGACGAGCACCACAAGCCCGCCATGCTGGCCGCCGGCCGCTGGATCCCGCGCCACCCGGAGCGCGCCGTGCGCGGCTACCACCTGTCAGGCCTGTACTCGCCCATTGGTCTGGGCTTCACCTGGGCGGAACTCTGGCAGAAGTGGGAGGAAGCCCACGGCGACACCGCCAACCTCAAGCGCTTCATCAACACCACACTGGGCGAGTCCTGGGAGGAACAGGGCGACAGCATCGAAGACCTGGCCCTCATCGCCCGCCTGGAGGACTACCCCGACACCCTGCCCGCCAGCCTGCGCACCGCCGGGGTGGACGTGCAAAAAGACCGCCTGGAAGCCTCCATCGTCGCCTGGGGCGCCGGCGAGGAAGGCTGGCTCATCGACCACCTTATCCTGCCCGGCGACACGGCCCGGCCAGAAGTCTGGGAAAGCCTGCACGACGCACTGACCGACGCCGGCATCGCCTTCGCCGCCATCGACTCCGGCTACAACACCAGCATGGTCTATGCCTTCACCGAAAAGCGCCGCTGGTCGGTGGCGGTGAAAGGCATCACCGGCATGGGCCGCCCCCTCATCGAGGACGAAAAGAAGCGCCGCCAGCGCCTGCGCAACCGCCGCAAGAAAGCCGCCCACGTGGAACCCCTGGGCGTGGACCAGGGCAAGGCCCTGCTCTATGCCCGCCTCAAACTGCCGGTGCCCGGCCCCGCCTACCTGCATTTCCCCAGGGACCCCGCCTTCGACGACGAATACTTCGCCCAGCTCGCCGCGGAAAAGCTGGTGACCAAGATCCGGGGCACCCGCCCATTCCAGGAATGGGTCCAGACCCGGCCCCGCAACGAGGCCCTCGACTGCCTGCTCTACGCCCTCGCCGCCCTGCGCCTGTCCGGCAAGACCCCCGCCGCGCCGGTGGCGTCAAGCCCCCAACCAACCCCCACCCCATCACCGCGCCGCCCCATGCTGCCGCGCGGCCCCCCCCACACCCACCGCCGCTGACATGCCCACCCTGCGCGACCTCATGGCCATCGTCTGCCGCCACGCGGAAGCCCGCGGCGTGTCCTTCGGCGAGCAGTGCGCCCGCGACCTGGAGACCGAGATCCGCCGCGCCTTCCCGGCCGAGCGGGTGTACATCCCGCCGGCCGACTCGCGCAAGGACCCGGGCCGGGCCGAGGCCATCCGCCAGGCGGCCAAGCGGTTGCCCACGGGGGTGGTGGCGGAACGCTTCGGGGTGAAGGTGTCCTGGGTGCATCGCGTCGTCAAAAAGTGACCAATCCGGCCGCATAAGGACATGGCCCGGGCCTAGCCTTGGGCCATGTCTGCGGATATCCCCACCACCGAACCCACATCCCTGCGCGCCGGCGATACCTGGGCCTGGCGCCGCGAAGACCTGAGCGACTATCCGGCCAGCGGCTGGACCCTGGTCTACTACTTCCGCAACGCCTCCACCTATTTCGACGTGACGGCCGCCGCCGACGGCGACGCCTTCGCCGTCAGCGTGGCCAAGGCCAGCACCGGCAAGACCCCGGGCTGGTACGACTGGGTTGCCGTGGTCACCGACACCGGCAACACCGAGCGTTACGAGGTGGACCGGGGCCGCATCGAGATCCTGTCCAACTACGCCACCGCCGCCGTGCTGGACGGGCGCAGTTGGGCGCGCAAGATGCTGGACTATATCGAGTCCGCCCTGCTGTCCCGCGCCACCGCCGACCAGCTCGACCTGGTCAACGCCACCCTCGCCGACCGGGGCATCCAGCGCGACAAGGCCGGGCTCATCACCCTGCGCAGCCAGTTCAAGGCCGAAGTGGCGCGCGAGGAACATGCCGAGGCCATCCGCCAGGGCCTGGGCGGCAAGAACCGGCTGCTGGTGAGGTTTTCATGAAGCTGCCCGCCTGGCTGTCCCGCTTCTTTACCCGTCCCGCCGCGCCCGCCAAGGCAGCCTCCGGCCAGCGCATGTACGCCGGCGCCAAGTCCGGCCGCCTGATGTTCAGCGCCCCCACCGGCAGCGCCAACACCGAACTCTATTCCAGCCTGGCCACACTGCGCGCCCGCAGCCGCGCCCTGTGCCGCGACGTGGTCTATGCCAAGCGCGCCCGCACCGTGGTGGTCAACAACGTCATCGGCCAGGGCATGGGCATCCAGGCCCAGGTCATGAACAACCGCAAGCGACTGATGGACGAGGTCAACGACCCCATTGAGCACGCCTGGCGGCAGTGGACCCTGGCCGATACCTGCCACACCGGCGGCAGCCTGCATTTCGGCGACATGGAACGCGCCGCCATGGGCGAGGTGTTCGAGGCCGGCGAAGTGCTCATCCGCCTGCATCGCGCCCCCTTCGGCAGCGGCCGCATCCCCCTGGCCCTGGAACTCATCGAAGCCGAGCGCCTGGCCGACGATTTCGAGATCAAGCCCCCGGCCGGCGCCCGCGTCACCCTGGGCGTGGAACACGACGATTACGGCCGCCCGGTGGCCTACTACATCCACCGCCTGCACCCCAGCGAGATGCGCCTCACCCCAGGCCGCCAGCTGGACGAGATCCTGCGCGTGCCGGCCGCCGACATCATCCACCTCAAGATCACCGAACGCTGGCCCCAGACCCGCGGCGTGCCCTGGCTGCATGCCGCCATCACCCGCCTCAACCAGTTGGGCGAGTTCGAGGAAGCCGCCGTGGTGGCCGCCCGCATCGGCGCCAGCAAGGTCGGATTCTTCGAGAACCCGGAAGGCGACTTGAGCGCCCTGGCCGACGGCGACGAGAACGGCACCCCCAGCGCCACCGTCGAAGCCGGCGAGTTCACCAGCCTGCCGCCCGGCTACAAGTTCAGCAGTTGGGACCCGAACTACCCCAACGAGGTGTTCGACCCCTTCACCCGCAGCATCCTGCGCGGCATCGCCGCCGGCGTGGGCGTCAGCTACGAGAGCCTGTCGCGCGACTACAGCCAGAGCAACTACAGCAGCAGCCGCCTGGCCCTGCTGGATGACCGGGACCTGTGGCGCACCCTGCAAGCCTGGTGGATTCGCGCCTTCCGCGAACCCCTGCACGCCCAATGGCTTCAAGCCGCCGTGTTGTCCCGCGCCGTGCCCATCGACATGATGGCCTACGCCAACGACCGGGCACGCTTTGAAGCCTGCAAGTTCAAGGCGCGCGGATGGTCCTGGGTCGATCCGACCAAGGAAGTGGCCGCCTACAAGGAAGCCGAGCTGGCCGGCTACATCACCAAGACCCAGGTCATCGCCATGACCGGAGGCGGCGCCGACCTGGAAGACGTGATCCGCGAACGCCGGCGCGAGCTGGACATGCTGGACGACGCCGACCTGGAAACCGACACCACCCACCCCGCCGAACCCGCGCCCGCCCCGGCGCCGGCGCCCGCGCCGGAACCCGACAACGAGGACGAGGAAGACGACCCGGACGCCGGCGGCCAGCCCGCCCGCGTCTTCGCATTCAAGAGGGACCACGAATGAGCGAGCGCAAGCAAGACCCCCTGAAACTGCCGCGCCTGGCGCGAGACCTGTTCGGCACCCGCATCGACGCCCGCGCCGAAACCGAGAACGGCATCACCTTCGCCGCCTCCAGCGGCATCGAGGTGGAACGCTGGTGGGGCACCGAAGTCCTGGCCCACACCAAGGGCGCCGTGCGCATGGGCCGCATCGACGGCGGCGCCGCGCCCCTGCTGTTCAACCACAACTGGGACGACCCCATCGGCATGATCGACGCCGGCCGCCTGGAAGACGGTCGCCTCATGGTTGACGCCCACTTCTTCGACACCGAGCGCGCCCGCGAGGTCAGGGCCATGCTGGAGGGCGGCCTGCGCAACGTCTCCATCGGCTACGAGATCCACGCCATGGAAGAAGAAACCAAGAAAAACCGCTTCACGGCCACCGACTGGGAGCCCCTGGAAGTCTCCATCGTCACCATCCCCGCCGATCCCAGCGTGGGCATCGGCCGCAGCAACGATTCACCCAAGCCCGTGCGGATCACCCGCGCGGATTCCGTACCGGCGCAACCCGCCAAACCTTTGGAGGCCAAAATGGCTGAAACCCTGAACGCCCCGGCGGGCGATACCGCCACCCTGGAAGTCCGCGAAAACGGCACCCCCGAGCAGCGCATGAGCCCAGTGGAAGTCGAAAAGCGCCGCAAGCAGGCCATCATCAATCTCGGCAAGGCCAACAATGTCGAGGAGCGCACGGTGAGCCAATGGATCACCGAAGGTGCCGGCCTCAACCAGATCGCCGACGAGATCCTGGAAATCCACATGGAGCGCAGCAAGTCCATGCCCATGGCCATCGGCCTGTCCGCCAAGGAAATCCAGAAGTACAGCGTGCAACGCGCCATCCGCGCGTCCGCCTCGCGCGACTGGTCCAAGGCCGGTTTCGAGCTCGAAGCCTCCCAGGCTGTGTCCATGCACAACAACATCCAGCCGCGCGCAAACGGCTCGTTCTTCGTGCCCATGGACATCCAGGTCAGCCGCCAATATGCCCGCCGCGACATGACCGTCGCCGGCGTCTCCGGCTCCCAGTACCTGGTGTCCACCGACAATCAGCCTGGCAACTTCATCGACCTGCTGCGCAATGACTCCGTGGTCCTCGGCCTGGGCGCCACCCGCCTCACCGGCCTGGTGGGCAACATCACCATTCCGCGCATGACCGCCGGCGGCACCGCCTACTGGCTGGCCGATGAAACCACGCAGATTACGGAAAGCCAGCCGACCATCGGCCAGCTCTCGCTGTCGCCCAAGGAAGTCGCCGCGTTGACCCAGATCAGCCACAAACTGATGACCCAGTCCTCGCCAGACGTGGAAGCCATGGTCATGAACGACCTGGCCCAGGTCCTCGCCCTGGCTGTGGACGTGGCCACCCTGCGCGGCTCCGGCGCATCCGGCCAGCCCCAGGGCATCGTTGGCACCAGCGGCGTCGGCACCTTCGACACCGACGGCACCAACACCTTCAGTGACGTGCTGGACGCCCAGGTGGACGTGATGGCCGCCAACGCCCTGCGCGCCGGCTGCGCCTACGTCGCCGACCCGGCCTCCGCCGCCCTGCTCATGGGGCGCAGCCGCTTCGCAAACACCGACACCCCCATCTGGGACGGCTCGCTGCTTGCCGGCACGATGGCCGGCTTCCCCTGCCGCGCCACCAACCAGATGGGCGCCAACACCATGCTGTTCGGGTTGTGGCCGTCTGTCATCGTGGCGGAATGGGGGCAACTCGAACTGGTGGTTAACCCGTTCAGCGACGAAACGCGCGGCTTGTCCAGCGTGCGCGCGTGGTACAGCCTGGATGCCGGCATGCGCTATCCCGCCGCGTTCAGCTACGACGCCACCGTCGCCTGATGATGCGGCTCCAGGCCATCCGCTCCCACTTCGGCCCGGACGGCAACGTCCAGGCCGTGGGCAGCGAATACGAAGCCCCGGACGCCCTGGCGCGCATGCTCATCGCCGCCGGCAAGGCCACCCCCGCCCCGGCGGCGGTGGCCGCGCCGCCCGTCGCTGCGCCGGCGCCCCAGGCCAAGCCCAAGCCCGCCCCCAAGCCCAAGCCAAGCCCCATGACCGTCGCCAGCGTCCCCGCGCTGGTGCCGGGCACTCCCGAAAGGACCGAATCATGATCCCCAGCAACATCGCCCAGGCCGCCACGTCCGTCCAGCTCCTGGCCGCCGTGGATGCCGCCGCAACCGCCAACGCCACCACCGCCACCGGCCTCGACATCACCGAGTACGAAGGTTTCCTCATCGTCACCCAGAACGTCGGCGTGGTCGATGCCGGCAGCATCACCGGCACGATCATCACCTCCGCCGCCAGCGACCTGTCCAGCCCCACCACGGTGGGCACCTTCACCGCCGTCACCACGGCCAACGACCCCAACGTCCAGAGTCTCGCCATCGAGTGCGGCAAGTGCCAGAAGTACATCGGCTACATCGGCACCATCGTCACCGGCGGCGCCCTGGTGGCCGTCTCCGCGGTCGGCGTCAAGAAGTACGTCTAAGCGGCCGTTTTCTCGGGCGGATCGGCAACGGTCCGCCCCGGAAAGCGACCGGAGACCGCCGCCATGACCATCCAGCTCACCAAAGCCACCTACGTCTCCGGCGTCCTGGCCGCCGCCGGCAGCCAGCACACCCTGGACGCCCAGACCGAAAGCTACCTGGTGCACATCGGCGCCGCCACCTGGGTGGATGCCGCCTACACCCAGGGCCGCTTCGAGGACGCCAAGATCGAATACGACAGCAACGGCGTCGCCGTGGGCATCGTAGGAAGGGCGAATGAGGTGGTGGGGCCGGTGTGGGCGACGGACGCCTCCGGCAATGTCACCGGGTTGGTGGGGCCTGGGGGTGGAGTGGTCGGAATCGGAGTCGGTGTTGCGCCCGCAACGGGCGTAGCGGCGACGGATACGGGTGCAATCAATGCCGCAATTACTGCGGCAGGAGAAGGTGGTGTCATAAGTTTCCCGCCAGGTCAAACTTACGTCACATGGGGCCATCACGTTTTTTTGTCTGGCCAAAAAGTCTACGGCAATAATTCAACCATCAAACGCGCCGATCAGGTATCCAGTTTATACGCGGGCGCTGCCACATGGGTTAATGGTGGAACATCGGTGGAGGTGGCCGATGGATTACTGTTCGCCGTCGGGCAGTGGGTATGCATGACCAACGGCGACGGGTCAGGCGATGGAATCGCCACAGGGTATTACGATAGCACCGTTCAGTACACCAACGACGCCCGAATCACAGCAATCAACGGCAACGTCCTGACGCTGCATAGAGGGCTGACGCGGAAAATGGGCGGGGCTGTCGTCCTGGACAATGCAGGCTCGACCTATATTACGACATGCGGCGGTATCATAAAGACCGGATTTAATACCGACTTAAATGTCATAGCATGGGGCGAGTTGCCGATAAATATAATGATCGACGGTTTAATTATTGACGGCAACAGGGATTCAAATGTAAAGGCTCGCTGGTGGAATGTGTCGGCGGAATGCGAATTTGCCATGCATGCTTCAGATGTTTATGGGCTTATCGTCAATAACGGCGCGAGCGATTCCGTTGTGTTCAGCGGCAAACGGAACACGTTTAGCTCTTGCCACGCCAATACCTGCAGCGGTAATTTTTTCCACCCGTCTAGCTGGGGTGGTGGCGGCAATGGCACCGAGGATACGGCGGTTACAGGCTGCCATGCTTATGACGTCTGCAAGGACGCGACCATCGGTCATAGTTTTGGGGCGTACATATTTTCAGCCAACAATTTTCGTCTGACCTATGCAAACAACACGGTTGACACCTGCGGTAAGTGGGGCCTGGGGGCAGGATTCGACAGCACGAACAGCGACTTTATCGCCATCGGCAACCATATCAAGAACTGCACGTTTGGCGCTTTCCGATTGAACGGCGGTGCGCGGGCCGTCATACAGGGTAATATTTTTATCTCATGCGGCGGCGAGGCGTCGGCGACCTCGATCAGCACGGCGGCAATTGACGCGAGTGACAATGTGGTGGTCGATGGGAATATCTTCTTCGACTCGAACATCGTGGTGCGCAACGCCGCTACCGACAACTGCTTGATCGCTAATAACACGTTCCATGATACCCGCGCTGCGGGTGCGACGTGGACAGTAGGGATGCTTTACCTGAATGGCCGGGGCAAGTGCGATGTCATTGGTAATACTTTCACGCAGGTAGGCGCAACCCTATCCGGTGCAGTGACGGGCGCAATCAATATTGCCTCGTCAGCGGACAATATCTTGATTGAAGGCAACCGCTTCGATACTGTGCGCAGGGCTGTGTTCTCTAACAACAGTACCGGGATCGGGTCTTTACAGATCATCGGCAACCAGATCATCAACCCATACGATTACGGCATTTATCTCCGTCATGGTAATGCATGGGGGCAGGTGTCCGTGCAGAATAACATGATCCGATTTGAGTCCGGTGGAACTTATGCTTGGACTGCCTATGGCATTGAGTTAGATGCCAATGCGGCATCGCAAATACAAATTGTGTCGGGTAATAATATCCGCAGCGACAGAACGAGCGGAAATATCAAGCTGTTGAGCATCATAGATAGCCGCGCCATGGTTAGCGGAAACATCTTGCATGTCAACGATGCAAACAATGCAGGCACTACCGACTGCATTACGGCGACAGGAACGGTTGATGCCAGCTTGATGGTCATGAATAACGTCTGGGACCAAGCCCCAAGCACGCTAGGAACGGCGAATGTGCCCGTCTACGATGCGGCGGCTGCGTCGAATTGGGTACTGGCCTAATGTCATCATGCTCCTCCTAACCACCCCCACCCCATCCGCCATCCCCTGCGGCGGCGTCCCGCTCCTGCTGTCACCGCTCCCATGCTACTGACCCTCAAGCGCATCGCCTCCCGCCCCGACGGCACCTTCGGCGTGCTGCTGGCCGAGGATGTGCCCTTCGCCCTCACCCTGGAGCGGCCTTGGCGCGACAACCGGCGCGGCGAATCCT